CCACCTAGCTATAATTGATGACCCTATATCCGAGCAAGATGCTTATTCAAAGACTCGAAGAGAACATTTGAATAACTGGTACGCTTCAGGACTACGTACAAGGCTTATGCCTGGTGGTAAAATCGTGTTAGTGATGACCAGATGGCATGAAAATGACTTAGCTGGTCATCTTTTAAAGGCAGAAGATAGCGGAGTTATGGCAGATAAGTGGTCTGTTGTCAGTATTCCTGCCCTAAATACTACAAATTCTAGCAAAAAACTTAAAAAAGGTAGGGATGATCTTATAAATCAGGGGTATTTAACAGAAGAATACCCTAAAATTAAACGTGGTGAGTCCTTTTGGCCTGCATCTGACCAGAAAGATGGGTTCTGCTGGACTACTGAAGAGCTTATTCGTACTAAAAACAACACACCTGCTTTTAAATTTGATGCATTATACATGCAAGCACCTACAAATGAAGAGGGTGGCATCATTAAAGACAAATGGTGGCAAGATTGGGACAAACCTAGCCCACCTGAGTGTGAATATATCATACAATCTTGGGATACTGCGTTCTCTACCCGTACTACAGCCGATTATTCTGCAGTAACTACGTGGGGAATCTTTAATTCTGGCTTTGATATGCCTAATGTAGTACTATTAGGGGCAGAAAGAGGGCGTTGGGACTTCCCAACCCTACGTGAAAAGGTAGTTAGTAAGTTTGATCAACATGATCCTGATACAGTATTGATTGAAAAGAAAGCATCTGGACAATCTTTGATTCAAGACTTGCGTATGACTGGTATTCCTATACAAGACTATCAACCTGATAGAGATAAAGTAGCTAGAACTTATGCTATTACTTCATTGTTTCATAACGGTAGAATTTATGCCCCCTTTAACAAAGCATGGGCTAAAGAAGTAATGGACGAAGCAAGAACCTTCCCATCAGGGGCGCACGATGACTATATGGATACTTTAACACAAGCATTGTTATGGATTCGTAACGGTGGATACGTCACACACAAAGATGATACGTGGCTTGACAAAGCGGAAGAAAGTATTTATAATAGAAACCGTAGAGCATTTTATTAATAGGGAGACTTAAAGGAAACAAAATGGCAATCGAAAAAGTTATTACTCCAGATTTGGACACACCTACAGTTGAAATACCAACTGACGAAGATATACAACTAGATGAAGCAGGCAATGCAGAAGTAACACTGCAAGATGATCAAGCTATGGCTGAGGCAGAAGCAATGGGTCTTATGGATGACATGATGATGCCTATGGCAACTGAACATGATGCAAACTTAGTTGAGTTTATGGACGAGCAAGATATTACAGAACTTGCTAATGAATTATATGAAGGATATCAAACAGATAAAGAAGCTCGTGGTGAATATGATGAGATTGCAGAAGATGGTGTTAATTTACTAGGATTATCTTATGATGATTCTAGTCAACCTTTTCCTGGAGCATGCGGATCTACACACCCAGTGCTTGCACAATCAGTAGTTAAGTTCCAAGCAAAAGCTTTTAAAGAATTATTTCCAACAGAAGGTCCAGTTCGTACTCGTATTATGGGTGTACAGACTGATCAAAAAATGCAACAAGCTAATCGTGTTAGAGATTTCATGAATTGGCAAACACAAATTCAAATGCCAGAGTATGGTCCTGAGTTAGATCGTTTATTATTTCATACGGCTTTATATGGTTCTGCATTTAAAAAAACTTATTGGGACGCAACTTTAAATAGACCACGTACTGAATATATTAAAGCACAAGATTTTTATGTAGACTATTATGCATCTAATTTAGAAACAGCAGAACGTTTTACACACAGATACACACTCTCTTCAAATCAAATTAGAAAATTACAATTAGCAAAATTATTTGCTGACATAGAATATTCAGAAGATTCAGAAATATCAGAGTCAGCTGCAGACGATGCAGCAAATGAAGCTGTTGGTTTAAGTAAGCCTGGCAACAATAGTGAGCGAGTAGAAATTTTAGAGATGCATGTAGATGCAGATGTTCCTGGTTTTGAAGATCCTACTGGAGTTAAACTTCCTTACATTGTTTACATGACTGCAGATCAAAAAGTTTTATCTATTAGAAGAAACTGGGACTTAGAAGATCCATTTAGAAAAAAGAAATTATATTTTACACACTATACTATGATACCTGGTTTAGGTTTTTATGGTTATGGTTATTTACATTTAATTGGTGGTTTAACAAAAACCGCAACTTCATCAATGCGCCAGCTTATAGATGCTGGAACATTCGCAAATTTACCAGGAGGATTCAAAGCTCACGGATTACGTGTCTTAGCACCCGATGAACCTATTGCCCCTGGTGAATGGCGTGAAGTAAATAGTCCGGCTGGTGATCTTGGAAAGTCTCTACAACCTTTGCCATTTAAAGAACCGTCAAGTACATTATTTAACCTAATGCAATATGTAACTAACGCCGCGCGTGAGTTTGCAGATGCCACAGATAATGTGGTAGAATCTGGAAGCAATTACGGACCGGTCGGAACCACTATGGCTTTACTAGAACAGTCTAGTAAATTGTTTGCAGCGGTACATAAACGTATGCATGAAGCACAAACTAAAGATTTAAGAATTCTTGCAAGATTAGATCAAGAGTATTTACCAAATGTATATCCTTATGAAGTTGCAGGCGGGGCACAGCAAGTATTTAGTCAAGACTTTAATTTAAAAAGCATTGATGTAATTCCTGTGTCAGATCCTAATATGCCCACAGAAGCGCATCGTATTGCTAAAATAAATGCAATTATGTCTATAGCACAACAGAATCCTGCACAATATAACATGCAATTAATTAGTCAAGAATTATTTTCTGCCATGGGTGTTGAGGATCCTAAAAGATATTTAGCACAATCACAACCTCCGTTTACTGGAGACCCTATTACTGAGAACATGATGGCTATGAAAGGCACGCCTTTAAAACCTAGAATAGATCAAAATCATGATGCACATATTATTGTACATGGAACTATGTTACAGAATCCAGCATATAATGAAAATAGACAGATGGCGCAAATATTAATGGCACATATTCAAGAACATTTATCTATGAAGTATAGACAAGAAATGGCCCAGATGATTCCTGATCCACAAATGCAACAAATGATTATGTCTAATCCTATGGAACAACAGCCTGGTCAACCTGGGCAACCTGGTCAAATGCCACCGCAACAACTTCCACCTGAATTAGAAAATCAAATAGCAATGATGTCAGCTGAAGCTTCAGATAAAGTATTACAACTTGATGAAGAAAAAGCTAAGATCATGGCAGGTGAAAAGAAAGATCCTCAAATTGAATTACAAGAAAAAGATCTTGCTTTACGTGCACAAAAAATGATGAATGATTTAAAAGTTCACGAAGATAAAATGGCTTTAGAAGAAGCACAAACTATTATTCAAGATGAAAACAAAGATGAAGATCGTAAACTAAAAGAAGATAAAATGATGATGGATCAAATGAATAAAGAAAGTGAAATGAAACAAGAGCTAGTAGAAAAAGCAATGGATGTTGCAACACAAACAGGAGCTAGTTCAATTAAAATTAGCGGAGAGATTTAATGATTTGGATTCTTACTGTTATGATGTGGTACGGGGGAGAAGAGACTAGAAACAGTTACCTTCAAGAAATACAATTTGGTTCTGAAGATGCTTGTCAACAATATTTATTTGATAATAAAGTTACATTAGTAGATAGTTTATTATTAAAGTTTAGAAACGTAGATGGAATGTCAATGCAATCATTTGAATATTTTTGTGAAGGTAAATTTGTAGAACTAGATGAAGTATGAAAAGATTAGACGTAGATGAAAACACCGCTATCTCAATGCCAGCGCGTAACCTTATTACTATTATTGGCGCTTGTCTTGTGGGTGCTTGGTTCGGGTTTGGCGTCATTGAGCGACTTAATAATATAGAAACAAAATTACAGTTAATGGAAAAAGATTTAGAAGCTGCTAATACTTTTATTGACGGAGTTCCTAAAGGAGACATGGTTAGTCCACAAGTACAAGAGCTTTACATGTTAGTCGAGTACCTGGCTGAGAGTACGGAAAAACTTAAAGAACAAATGGAAGCTGAAGTACCTCTTATATTAAAGAATGAAATGATTATACAATTTCACGAAGATCGTATTATAGATTTAGAAGAAAGAAAAAATGGGAATCATTGAAACAGTTATTATACTTAGTTTGTACGTCTATGATGGTGGTAACAAAACTATAGAAGGTTGGTATCATCAGGATAATTTGAGTACATGCCTTATGGCTAAGCGCACGGCGGAGAGGAACTCAGGAAACCAAGTACAATATACATGCAGTTTAGAAAAATGTTTAATGACAACGGATCAAACTGGTGTAAAACATTGCGATAAAATTATTAAAGAATAATATGATAACAAGGGCACAAACAAAAATGACAACTAAAAGAAAACCAAAAAGTACAGTAAACAAAGCAGGTAACTATACTAAGCCTGGAATGCGTAAGAAGATATTTAATAGAATAAAATCTCAAGCATCTCATGGTACTGCAGCTGGACAATGGTCTGCTCGTAAAGCACAAGCATTAGCTAAAGCTTATAAAAAAGCAGGAGGCGGATACAAAAGCTAATGTTTAAAATAAAACCTGTTAGAGTAGGAAACCGTATGGTAACATCTACATATAAAAATTTTCCTATAAGCAGATTAAAAGAATTATATAATGGCACTAAAAAAAAGTCAAAAAAGTCTTAAGAATTGGGGCAAACAAAAGTGGCGCACTAAGTCAGGGAAAAAATCTTCTGAGACTGGTGAGCGTTATCTTCCTGAAAAAGCTATTAAATCTTTATCAGCTAAAGAATATGCAGCAACTACTGCAGCTAAAAGAAAAGGTACTAAAAAAGGTAAACAGTTTGTTAAACAACCAAAGACTATTGCAAAGAAAACAAGGAGATACAGATGAGTAAAGATTCAAGATTAACTAGAGCAGGGGTGTCAGGTTTTAATAAACCTAAAAGAACTCCTAGCCATCCAAAGAAATCACACGTAGTGGTTGCTAAAGAAGGTTCTAAGATTAAAACAATACGATTTGGAGAGCAAGGAGCTAGCACTGCAGGTAAACCTAAAGCTGGAGAGTCTGCTAGAATGAAAGCTAAACGTAAATCATTTAAAGCTAGACATCGTAAAAATATATCAAAAGGTAAAATGTCAGCAGCCTATTGGGCTGATAAAGTAAAGTGGTAGGAGAGAACCATGGCATATTTAAATCATAACATACCGCCGTTCTCGGCATACATTAAAAACGAATATCTCTTTGATCATACAAAGGGGCACGGTGAACATACATTTTGTGATGTGCATTGTGTAGCTTCATTAGAGCGTAGAGCTTTATTGTTTGAATGTTTATTACCTAACGGAGTTAATTGGACACGTCGGCCTATACATGCTTTTGTGTGGAAGAAAGATGCTCCTAAACACGAATTAAATATTCATCAATACTGGGATTGTTTTTCTCCTTATGTTAATGTACAGCGTAGAAATAGATTAGCAAATTGTAGAGCTGAGTTAGTAGATTGTAAAGGTGTTAAACGTAAAGGCACTTATATGTTTACTATTGACTGGGCATGGGAAGATAAAGCTTCTTTTTTAGATACAAACTTTTCAGAAGATCCAGAACACAAATGCGCACACATGTTTAGAATGGATGAAGGAAACTTCTTTGCATATCCAAACAATAGAATTATATGGTATGATGATGCATATATGGAAGAACGCATAAAAGAAAATCCTGGATATTTAATTGATCAAAACTTTTACACGGTGGAGAATACTCGTGAAGATTCATGGACTGATGATTCTTACATGACACAATTTGAACGTGAGAAGTGAAAATATTCTTTGACCACATTGCTGGTAAGTTAACTAATTACGATTTAATATATTCTTTAATATTAGCTAAGTTCGATTTAGATGAATATGATTATGCTTTAGATAATGGATGGATTCCTTTATCTTGGTATCATACTAAACTAGATGGACAGACTTGGATTAATGCCAGGGGAGCTAGATTAGATTTAACTAAATTTAAATTTAATAAAAACAAAAGATATAAATTAAAAAAAGATAATATATCTGTAAAAATATTTAACAAGTTAACCGATGAACTTGAAGATACGTTAGCTAGTATTTACAAAAAATATGTAAGATATAAAAACTTTCATGAAACAAATAACGAAGAAGAAAGTGAAGAGTTTTATCGTGATGATCCAATTGATTGGAAATACTTTGTATATTATCAAGATGATAAACCTATAGCTTTTACAGAACTAATTACATTTAATAAACATTTAGTTACAGGACAATTTGCCTGGGACTACGAAGATCCTAAGTTAGGTATGGGTTCATTTGCTACGCTCTATGAAATAAAATGGGCATTAGATAATGGCTATGATAAATACTATCTGTCATACGCTTATGAAAATAGCAGCATGTATAAATCTAAATATGATGGCTTTGAGTTTTGGACTGGCAGAGAGTGGCTAGACAATAAAAAATTATACGAACAGCTTTGTATTAATGACAATAGAATAAAGAACTTTGCGGATCTTAACGACTATCAAGAAACGTACTTTAAGCTACTTGACAATGTGAAGTAATTTCTATATAATTAGTTTGACCGCCAAATGGGGTCTAAATTAATTTTGCTTGAAAGGAAATTATTATGATCAAGACACTTAACCTAATGAATTGGGAACCATACAGACCTTTTACTGTTGGCTTTGATTCATTCTTAGATAAACTCCACTCCATACAAATGGACGCTCCGAGTTATCCACCTTACAATATCAGAAAAACAGATGACTTTAATTATATAATTGAACTGGCTTTAGCTGGCTTCGATAAAAAAGATATTGAAGTTACCTATGCTGATAATACATTAACCATTAAATCTAATTATGACTACACTACAACAAAGAATAAAGAGAAAGCTAAGGAACTTACGCATAAGGGTATATCTCAGCGTGCTTTTACTCGTAGCTTTTGCCTTGCTGATGATGTGGTTGTAAATGGAGCAGAACTAGTAAATGGTATGCTTACTATACAACTAGAAAAGATTGTACCAGAAGAAAAGAAACCAAAGACAATTAAGATTAAATAACTTTAACTTGCCCCCCTTACAGGAGAATATATGAACGCAAGCACATTTAAAGAAAAAGTAGATGCAATACTTACTGAAGCTATCGAAGTAAACCAACAACAAGTAGTTGGCGGAGCGGCTGAAGATTTTGCAACTTATAGATATTTAGTTGGTGTTGGACAAACATTAGCTGATATGAAAGATCGTTTTCATCAAGAGTATGTGAAGATGATTAAACAAGAAACAGGAGAATAATATGTCAAAAAAGAAAAATAGTTTACCAACACCAGCTGGTTTTAGGATATTGCTTAAGCCTAGAGAACTTCAAGAGAAGACAGCAGGGGGCATTATTTTAGTTGATGAGACTAAACATCATCAAAAGTTAGCCACTAATATATCACAAGTTGTTGCAATGGGGCCTGATTGTTATGAGGATAAGTCCCAAAAATGGTGTGATGTAGGAGATTGGGTGCTTACTGGTAAGTATGTTGGAAGTAAACTTAGATATGACGAAGAAGATTATGTAATCATTAATGATGATGAAGTAATTGGACTTGTTCCAGATCCCGACAAAATTTCACTAAAATAAAAATAACCCTTGCATTCTGCTACAATATGTTGTAAAATTACAG